ATCTTCCACAAATTCACTACAATAATAGAAGCCCGAAGTCCATAATTTATCAAATACTCGACAACCTTGCGAGTCTATACTAAGTTTTAATAGATTGGGGTAGAAGGAACTTGCGTTGTAATACCCCCCAGTAGGAATTACTGCCGATAAGTTAGCTGACATATTATATCCCTGAGCAAAGACCTGATATGCGGGTCCTACCACACCCGAAAAAGTTCTCCCTGCGGCAGCAGTATAACTTCCATAAAGCCAGCCACTCATATCATTCTGCAATAATTTTACTTCAGATTTAGGCGAGAAATATAATCTAAATACTCCCTGATTCTTATAAGTCTGAATACCTGCCCCAAATATTCCTGGGCTTACTCTCCCGAAAGTATCTCCGCTTCCCCCCGAGACCGCTATACCTGCGTCTGCTGCGAAAGAAGGATCTAAAGTACCCCCTCCTCCACCAGTCCAACCCCCCAAAGCGATTCGTTTAAAGGGCATATTAATAGTAGTACCAGAAGTAATTGCCCACACAGAACTCCCAGCCCCAAAAGCATCAAGTACACTCAAGACACCTGTATCTGGGGTCGAAGAAGGGGCACCAGAGGCTGGCATTTCCCCAGTTCCAACAACAGGGGGGCCAGCATCCACGTTAAGCGCCGACGCCCATACTGCACTAGGACCGTGGTAGCCCACATCAGCAGGATACATTCCACTTACACTACAATAAGATGCGTTTAATCTAGAAGTATCGGCAATATTCCAAATCATTAATCTATCACATGGAGTTGCACTAACATCGTAATAAGGTCCATCCAAAGGACTATCGTTAGTTCCTACAGGGAAACAAACATTATTAACATTTACAACACTATCTTCAACGGCTCTAACACATACTCCACCATAGGAAGCTTTAGCCATACTAGGAATCCACCCCGCTCCCGGTAATGTATTTGTAAACCAATTATCACTAATGAGAAACTGATTACCATTAGTCTGAAATGAAAATATAGGAGTGCCCTCAGCCCTACCATCAATATTAAGTTGTATTAAACTATCAGTTTTGGCCTGCGTTATTGCTTGCGAATTTTGAGGATTAGGGAAGAATTGAAGAGAACCATACCCAATAGTAGCACTTAGACCATCACTCTCGGCTCCATATGTTTGCTGATAATCTGTCCCCGCAGCTAAAGCTGTAACTCCCTGAGCACTCCTAGTCCAGTAGTTATCAAATGATCCTAAGTTCTCTAGATTAATAGTAGAATTTTTATTGGCTACTAAACAAGCTCTGGTTGAATGAAGTTCAACGGAAGTCTGATTCAACGCGGCACTTAAATCAAAAGAACTAGAGTCTGCGAGAAAGGAATTCCCTATGCGTGGAGGAGTGATATTTATTGTAGAATTATTATTAGCTAAAACATCTACTCCAAATCTCCCTATAAATGTAGGACCATGAAATCCTACTGTAGAATTATTATCAGCACATACTCCTGCTACATACTGTTGCCTAGCATAAGAATCAGGACCTAAAATAAATGTAGCACCCTCTTTTGTTCCATAAAAATCTACATCTGAATTTTTATCTACAACGGCTCCTAAACCATACTGAGGCATATTACTAAGCATATGAGTAGGAGCGCGAGTAAGAAATTTTAAATTTAGAAAATCAGCTTGTGAATTATGAGAAACAGAAATTGCAGGTAAAGCGGGGTGAGGTAAGCCCACCTCTCTCCCCACCGCAGAGACAATAAAAGTATTTCCATATAGTTCAGGAATATGGTTTCTCTTTTTGAATGTAAATGTACTTTGATTTTCTAAATTTATATGTTGACCGTTTCCTGAAAAATCAACTTGTCTACGAGCATCTTGTTCAAAACCCTCAACATTAGAATCCCATAGAATAGTAGAATTATTACTAGCTAGTCCTTTTCCATTATTTCTTCCTACACAAAGTTGCTCATACCTCATATAAGAATTATTTAATTTAATCCCCTCTTCATTCTCATATACATCTATTAAACCTTTTAAATCTATATGTGAATTATTAACCTGTAATCCGTAACCCGTATTCAATTCTAGGGCTAGAGTACCTCCACTCTCGTCTTGTCCTGGGAAGGACCTTTGGAATCCTCCAGTAAGCCTGGAGTTATCCAGTTTCATTCCTACATAATTTCTTGAAGCACAGATTACTATATCGTCTCCAGAAGCGTCCCAATCTCCTCCATTACCATACTTCCATTGAGTTAAACTCGTAGGTCCAAGTAAAGCACTAATTGATACATCACTATTTATAGCATGAAAACCAACGCCTTTTTCTGGCATCCTACCTGTGGCAGAAGATAAATCATAGGCTCTATACGCAAAAGCTGATCTTGATAACATTACTTTTGAGTTATTAAATTTAAACCCTGCGTCCCTACATCTAACAGCCCCACAGTTTTCTAACACTACATCTGAATTAACAATATGAATGCCTACTTCCTGACCTGAGTTAGCTGCTTGGCTTGATCCATCAACTATAAAATTTCTTATATAAATGGGGCCGTCGCAATTTTGAACACTTATCTTACTACAGTTATTCATGTACATACCGCCGCTAACCTTATCAAGTACCTCACCAGCGGATCTTACTAATAAACCCGAATCATACACATCAGTAGCACTTACATCTGCGACTCCCATAGAATTATCATTTGATCCAATAGCCAGAGCCCTTTTCTCATATGGTCTAGAGTGGAAATAATCTTGCGAATCCTTCCCCCAAGTATCCTCCTCATAAAGAGAAACTGATAAAGGACTTTTTCGAAGAATTTGATCTATATATAAAAATGAATGTACGGCACTAGCTCTAGCTTCGCCTTCACCCGCATTAAAAACTGTGGGGTTAGCTGCTGTAAAAACAGGTGTAGCAATATGAATTCCTGAGGTACGCATTCCTCCCATTAATCCTTCACTATTAAGACCACTACAAAAAGTAGCACTTAAATTCTGATCCGAAAATGTTGATATCAGACTATGAGATTGGTTATGAGTAATATTAGCGGCTTCAATCTTTCCTTGTATGCCTGCGGACGCATTATAAATTCTCCCATAGTTTCTATTTATAATTTCAATAGAGCCCCCCTCTTCAATTCGAAAATTATGTAGCTCTAAAGGACCCATATTTCCAAAATTACAAACCTCAATTAAGACAGGAAAACGAACAACCTTTGGGATAGCAGCAATGCAGGAGCTAACACTAGTAAAGATAGTTGAATTTGCTTGAAGAGTAGCTGTAGGCGTATCAGCCGACACAGTTAATGCAAACCCAGGAATAGAAGAAGTGGGAAATCCTCCCTGCTCCCACATTTCATAAGTGCGTTCCTCTAAATCATAGAGAGGTAGGTTATCTTGTTCCCAATTATAGAATGAACTAGTATCAAACTTGGACACATAAGGAGTCCAAGAATTATATAACATTACGCTGCCGCTGCTTGTATAAATATCGTGCCGATTAAATACCATTAGAAATTAAGTGTCCATCTGAAAATTAAACTAAAATCATTAGTTTTTCGAATAATACTAAAAGCTCTATAAGCCACTAAAAGAGAAGCATTGACCGTAGCCCCTCTAGGATTCTTCATAAATAAACCTACTTCATTTAAATATTCATCCTCCCCAGCCTGTCCCGCTAAACCATTACAAGATTCCTCATCTACTACTAGGGTATATCTCACGGCATTATCGCCTATTCTTGTAACTTTATTTGCAGGAATAAGTGCAAATGCTGATGGATTTAAATCTTTATCACCTATGATTTGGGTACATTGTTCAATAAATAAATTACTACCATTTCCATACTCAGAATAATTTAAGCCCCCCGACAACGAATTAGTTGTACTAAGCTCTAGGGAAGTAGCCCCCGATACTCCTACTTGAAATCTATCTATTTGATAGTCCGTAATGACATTTGAACCAGATCCTGTAAATAAATAGGCTAATCCTACGCCCATTCCTGATACGATAACATTATGATCATCAAATACTATCTCTTCTTCACCATCATTATATTTTTTAATGATGGTTAAATGCCCATTAATCCCTAAATCATCTATAAAATTTCTCATAGGAAGTGTATTCTCCACTTAATTAAACAATCTCCATAATTTATACAACCTGCCGCAGGCCCCGCAGCATCTGTTATTCTAGCTATATTTCTACTAAATGATTTCACAGCAAATAATCTATACTTTCTAGGATTATTTAGGGTATCAAACGAATAAGGAGGAGTATTTCCTGCAAGAAGAGATTTATCTATATCTATTGTCCATAATCCCATATTATATATACCCCCGTACAAATTAGCTCCCCCTAAATCTCCTTTACCTAAAGTAAGGGAATACTCAACTGTTCCAGAATTACCCGTGTCGGTTCCTCCTGACACACATAGGCCACTAGTTGTACTACTCATTAAATATGCGTCTGCATCATTTGGAGATGCGGACATAATCATATTTACAAAACCAGAAGTATCCATAGAACTGGCTGCATTAAACATTCCATTGTATGTACCTGAATAGGCTACATCCTCAGGAGCGGATAGAGATGTTCCACTAAATGCGGAAAAATCAGTTCCCCCCACCGATCCCGCCTCCGTTGAGCCCCCACTTCCCTCAGGCCAGCATCCTAAAATAGCCCCCCCGACAGCCGATAAAGAAGATAAAGCAGTATTAAGAAATACAGCATGATGATATGCCGAAGGTATTAAATTTAAATTTTGTCCGTTTCCAGGTACTATAGAACTTAAAGCTATGCCACTAACAACTGCTGATACATCACTGCTTACTTCTAAAGTAGGAAGGCTGGGGTCAGAATAATGAGGAAGAAGACTAGTGGGAGAATAAGAACTTACGGTCTTCCAATCAGCAGTCAAAGGCTCTCGATGTCGAATTACATCTATAACTGACGAGGTGCCCCCAAATACGGAAGAAAGTAGATAAGCTTTAGACTCTGTATAAATATGAGCATTCTCAGCATAGGCACTCTGGGCTGTTCCAAAAGATATAGCCTGAATAGTATAATTAGAGGAGTCTAAAATAGAAGAAGTAGCATGATCAGGCACCCCCGATAGGGAGGGGGAGACTGTCATAATATCAGCTAATAAAGAACCTGCCCCATTTACAAGAAGATTTGTCTCTTCGTAAATAAGCTTGTCTTTATAATATACTCCTACTGATCCTCTCATTTAATTGTCCACTACTATGTTTTCCATACAATTATGTGGTGAATATTTAGTATTTCCATCTCCCCACAAGGGATGTATACGATAATTTAATCTACTGCCCCCACTAGGTCCTAAATCATTGCCATATAAACGACCATATATGTTATTCGCATCTGGACCTCTTCTAAAATCTCTACTAGCCAAGTGAGTTTGATACAATCCATACCCCTTACCTGCCAATCCAGTAAAGAATTTTAAAACAGTCCTTAATTGTTCTTTATTTAAATACAGTTTATCTTCCTTTACAAATTTCCTTAAAGGTATTCCACTTGTTTGAATTCCATGATCTGTTCCTAACCCTGCATTGTCTCTCTGTGTACTGTCCTCTAAAGAAATAGAATCAATCAACAAATACTTGCCTGGATTAGTGGGAGGTAAGAAAAATATTTCTACATAGTAATTAGCATCATCCCTATTTACCGTCTGTTCAAATCTATAATATTCCTCAGGTACGGGGATAATCTTTAAGTATTCATAATTATTATAGTTAGTATAATTTCGAGTATCAAAGTTTAATTCATAAGTCTCAAAATATCCTTCCAAAATATTATTTAATGAAACATTATTAATTACCGACTCCTGCGTAGACTCACTATTATTTCCTAAACAATAAATTGTCTCTTCTTCTGTAGATTCTGTAGTCTTGAGATTATATGTGTGGATATGGGCGTATGAACCTAAGACTGTAGGTAAACTTATATTAGTAGCGTTATGTAATGCCCACTTTCCTTCAGGCGTCCAAGACCACATTACACCACTAGGAGCAGAAGCATCATAAATAGGATTAGTATGAATCCACACTCCTAATTGGCCTCCTCCCAATATTGGCGAATTTTCTTCAGCTACTAAAGCTTTAATTTTCAGTTTGAATTTATGATCCTTGATGAAATAATTTCGTCTCTTCCCATAAGCTGATAAATCAAAACGTAATCTAGGAAATCCCCCTGCGGTTTTGCATTTAATAACTGTATTATCTATTAAATAATTTTCGGCTCCAGGAACTTTAAAACTTGAATCAGCTTTAAATACATAGAACGCATTCTCGGATGGAGAACCTGACGTATCACAGAATTCCACACCACTTAAAATATGTGGATTTCTAAACTCAGCATTGTATACCGCTTCTTGTATAAATTGCGTACCTGATAAAGGAACTACTAAATCGCCTGTTGCGCTTGCGATATAAGTACCTGATGCTGGTAGATCATTACTTCCATCACTATACGCTGCTACAGCACATGTACTAAAAATTCCAGACCCAGCATTTTGATTTATTGCAAGTCCTGAAGCAAAGCTAGAGGCAACATAATCCCCTGCCGTTGTTTCTACCGCAGAACCCTCAACAGAAAAGTTATCATTATATAACCCGTCCCCAAAAACTTGTCCAAAAATATTGCCCCCAGTATCATCCATATCATTTCTACTTAAATAATGTCTTTGAAAGTAGTATGCATAATCTTTATATAATTTTTGAAGACCAATACCGAAACTAAAATTCCTGTACTCGATGTCTGAATTAAAAACATACCCACTAGCTATCGCACTATTGGCATAACTCTGAATTTCATTTTTCCAGTAGGTATCCGCAGTAATAGAAGAGACTGTTCTAGCTAAATCGCGGGCTTTCTCTTCCAATAACTCATGCATTACAATATAAATATGGGGAGTTTGACCTCGATCTACATAACGTGCGGTAGAGACTTCAATTTCATCCCACTTAGCATTAGAACCAAGAACTCTTAGTCCCCTATAAGGGAATGTAGCACTTGTATAAATAGCTGAGAATGAACGAGTGGAACTTAGACCCTCACATTTATCCCACACCCCTGAGGGATTTATTGGATCTACAATAGGAAAAAACTTACCTGCGGAAGCCACATATCCCAGAGTAAATTCTCCTACAGAAGAAGGCATAGAATATTCTAAGGTGGATGGATCCCAACTATTAGGAGCATTAAACCCTGTTCGATGATAATACCCCTCTGTGGGCAACGTATAGCGGAAATTACGTCTTCGCAACGCTGTACGTGATACTGAGCTTAAATCAGTAACAGTAGGAGTCTTCAGCGTAAAGAGTGTGTCCCCTACGATATTATCTACATCAGCCCGTTTAAAAGTATTTAAACCCCCTCTACCAGCATCCCCATCTAAATTGGAGTCCCCACCCCCAGCAGTTAGTATAGCCCCCATATCCAACCCGCTCCATTCAAAACCAGCTAAGACCGAAGCACTTGTATAACTTACTCTAGTATCATCTTTATCAAACCCTAAATAACTCCAACGTGTACTAGAATAATCCGCATAGTCCATAGCACTAGCATTTAAATTGATTCTAGCTATGGTATGGGCGGGCGAAAAATTAGTTGCTACCCTAGAAGCTTCATATAAAGCATACTTAGAGTCTCCATCCAACGTAGTTTTAGCAAAATCAAAATCTGTATTATCAAAATCAATAAATATATGAGATGATTTTCCATTCCATAAACTCAAAAGATTATTATGAGATTCTGATATATTATATAATACATTATCATAATTAGGAGGAGTTTGTACTGCACTAAAGAACATCAAAAATTCATTAAGACTCCCTAAGTTTGTGTCAGTATTAATTCCTGCACTCAGAATAAAATCTTCTACATCAGTACAAAATTCTCTCCTTACTCCAAAACAAGCCAACTTTTCTTTAAGGTTAGCAGCTAACGCAGGGGTAAGAGAACTGTCTCTATAGTATTTTATCTGTTCAAATGGGGGGAGAGGATAATTAGTATAGGTTCTATAATTAAATAAGAACTCTAAATCACCCGTGGCTGATAAGTAAATGGGTTCCTCACCTCCCTGAGGATGCTCTAAACCCGCCATATACACCCCAGTCCCTAAAGGACCATCACAATGGGCCGCATCCCATGCATCACCTTTCCCCAACATTAGGGCTTCCCGTTTAAAGACCTGATACCCAGGACTATCGGTAGTATGCATATGAAAAGGTTTCATATGAGTTTCGTTAATTATGGTATACACACTAGAGGGGCACCCCCTATCATCCAGTGTATACATCCTATTTACAGGAAATTTTTCTCCATTATACAGAAAGTTATCAGGAAATTTCTTATATAAATCTAAGATGATTGAGTCGGTTACAATTTTTAAATTTTCTTCTATACTACTAGGATTGTAATAGTAAACTCCTGCGTCTGTAGCTAATCCTTGTGTCCAAGTAGTTAAATCCCGGAAGTAAGGAGACTCTGTACCTAAACTATACCAAATAAGGAAAGGTATGTATGATTCCCATAATTCTGCTACACGCCCCGAAACATCTAAAACAGAGTTAGTTACGAGAGTATTTATAGCGTATTGAATTGAATCTAATGTCCCTTTTCTCTTGTATAAATCTACTGCTGTTCGTAGCTGGTGTCTCCACTTAGAGGTAGAGGCTCCATACAATTTCCACCCAATTAGGTCTGCAATAAATTGTAAATATTCCTCAGGACAATTTTCAATATCATACAGCAATCCTATTGATTCTATTTGTTCGGTAATATCAGCCGCTTGAAACCCAAAAGCATCAATAAATTTTCTAAAAGGACCCTTAGATACAAGATCGGTTAATGAAATAGTAGCGTCTATATAATCATTAAAAGCTTGCTGTACTTTAAAATCCTGTTGATCCATAAAAGCAGGAGAATATATTACATCTAACCAAGTTAATAAGTTATCTAATTTTTGAGTTCCACTTGTCCATGTAGCTACAACCCCAGCACTAGGAGTAAGAATGGAATCGGCTGCTCCTGATACAAAGTCTGCTGGAATAAGACTAAGATTAGAAAAAATAGTACATGTAGAGTAGTTTTTCCACAAGTAAGTGTCAAAGCCTTTTATACCATCGACAGTATTTAGACTATTTCCTAAATATAATGTGTTTAATGATTCTAGTACAAAACTAGAGGGGCTGTATGTTAAACCACCGTCTGCTGATGTATTCAAAAAGTACATCCAGCCTAATGCGTCTACCAAATAATTATGAACACTACTGGGATTATTATCAGTAGTTAAAGCAGATAGTGTAGAAATATTTTGGTGTAAAGCTCCAGGCTCCGATCCAGTAGCCAGAATTATTTGTGGTAATAAAGTCCCGGATAAATAAGTATTGTACTCTCCACTTGTAGCAAAATCCTTAAAAGCAGCCCCCAGCGGTAAAAGTATTTTAGTTTCAAAACTGTAGGGTGTTACATTGGTTAATTTATTTTGTTTAACAAAATATTGAGAGATGCCTGAAATATTATCTAAACTAGAGGTTTGCGAATTAGCTACAGCCGAGATGGATAAGACCTGGGAAATATCATTAGCCGCTGCTAAATGAGTATTTATAATCCTTGAAGCTGGGTTTATCTCTCTTCCACTTAATGCTAAATCTTCCTCCTGATATACTCCAGGAGTAATTAACTCAATTAACTCAACAAAATTTCTTTTTGTATAAGTTCGTGGATCGGGAGTAAATTCACTTCTCATTATTCAAGCAAGCTCACGTTTACAGTTAAATTATTCAATTGAATAATTTCATTTTCATCTACTAAAATATTATGCACTAAATTATCTATCTCGGAATACCGAATTTCATCAACTTCAAAAATTTGTCTGTTTAATTCGGCTATTATTAAGGGCTCTCCAAATCTTCTATTATCAATACTCATATAGTTCAATATTTTATTTCTGGCTAATCCAATAATCTGGGACTCTCTCGCCTCATCCTCTTTATCAATAAAGATAGTAACTACTAGATCTAATGTTCTGATTAAACCATCAACTGCAAACACTTCGTCTGTAGCCATTTTAACCTTATTTATAGCATCCAATAATTGAATTTTAAATGTAGGACTAGCTTTTTGTAATTGAATATCAGAAGCCTTCTCCAATACATAGATATCAATAATATTTGCAGAAGAATAAGCATCCCTAGTAACAGCCACTGCTTTGCCTACTGTTCCAAAAGTACTTATGAATGTATTAGCAAAGACTGTGTAATCATTTAAAGTAACCACTCTATCCTGTCGAGCAAAAGTTAAGGGAGCCCATTGTTTGGCATGAGCCATGCTTTCAGCATTTGCTCCCCCTGTTGCAACACTCGTATTGGTAATTGTTCCAGGTCTAGCGTCTGTCCCCCCTATATTGGTTGTGGCTTGTATGGCAGCATTGATTACATTTGGATTTAAATTCCCTCTTGATCCCCCACCTATCCGATAATGAACCAAGTAAGAGTCTGTATTAGTTGGAGAAATACCTACAGTTCCATCTCCAAACACTACGGTAGCCTGATAGCTATCGTCGTAAAGTACCTCAAAAATTCTATCTGTAGATCCCGAAGCAAAATAAATATTTTCCACCTTCCTGTAAGCTCCAGACACATTTGCATCAACCGAATTAATAAATACTTCAACACTTCCATCAATTACAGGAGCCTGCGTTAATTTTATTGTTTTTATAGCTTCTGTAGCCGCAAAGCCTCCGCTATCTGTAACCAATACTCCTTCTTGTAACGCTAAATTAGTGTATACTGTATCTGTTTCTGGATTATCACTTTCCGTACTATAGAGACGGATATCCCCTCTAGAATTTATCAAATCAATAATTCCATTCACTACCTTGTATAGAGTATATGTAACATTTCCTCCATCTTGGGGAGACTCAATACTGACAGTTCTATTAGCGGGAGCCAGTGTATAATATGCATTCCCACCTATATCCACAGGAGGATCATCAAAAGTTATAGAAGCATCCATCGCAGCAGAAAGAGGTCCCCTCATTTTTACACCAATTAACTGTAATAATTTTTTTACACTACTACGTTGCCTAGCTGTTGCGAAGAAATTTTCGTTAGCTAACATGTCGGCTTTCATCGACATTACAGATCCCATATAAGCTATCAACTCAATAAACATCATGCCTATATCTGATTCAACAAAATAATTATACTCTGTAGGATAGACAGCTTTAATATATTTAATTAACGAATTTCTTAGAGAAATAAAGTCCGTCGCCGCAAAATCAACCAACGAAGGTCGCTTAACCAACGGAATATTCGTTAGTTTCATAAAATCCGATTTTAGTGTTCCAGAAAACGTCATCGTATTATTAGTCATTTAATTACCACCTGTACATCAAATACTGCTAAATCTGTATCTGTCATTTCCACCAATAGTGTAATTTTTAAAGAGTTCCCCCCCGCAGGGCCTATATCCCCATAAGGTATCACCGAGAGTTTCTTCACTTTTGCTCCCACAATATATTTATCAAAAGAATATAATATCTCCCTTTTTATAGATTCAAAAGTTGCTTCATCTAAGGGTTGAAATAAATATTTTCTTAAATTACATCCAAAGCTAGGAAGCATAATTCTTTCGCCCCGTTCGGTTTTTAATAATTGCTTTACTGCACCTCGGATTAATTCCTTGCCGCTCTCTCTATTAAAAAAACTTCCCTTGATCTTTTCTCTCCCTAAAGGAAAGGTTACTCCTAAGTATGAACCCCTTAACTCCGCAATACTCCTATCAGTAGGTGCAAAATAAGTGGTGCCATATGTATTTACTGTTTGATTCGCTGCCATTTAAGAGAAAGGCTCCTTTCTTTGATCTAGGTACTGGTTGAGAGAGTCTAATAGAGTGTAGTATATCCTAGCTAACCTCCAATAATAATCATCCTCATTTGTTTGTGTCGCTTGATCCAATAAATATGTTAGCATATCTTTAGCGTCCGCGCCCGCACCCGCAACATCTGCGGCTAGATCTCTATACTGAAATAGTAAATTATCAAGTTCGTAAGGATCCGCATCTCTCCCATCTCCCAGTCTTAAGTGATATAATTCATCAAATCCTGACAAATTATATAGATAACCACTAGTAGATCTTACTAGTTTCCAGGACCCAGCACTCACCTCTGGAACACTGCTATAAATTGCTGTAGAATCCGCACCTGAAACGGCGTAATGCCCAAGTTTATATGCATTAGCACTTACTGTAAGGGCGCGTCTACGCTCATAGGGTATGGTGGGGTTGCCTGTGCCTCCGTAAGCACCTGTTGTTTCTAATCCTTCGGGGGTTCCATCAAACTTCCCTATCTTCCCAGTCCAAGTACCCATTCCTTCAATATTAATAGCTCCATCTACCTCCATCACGCTAGTCCCAGACGCAGTAGAGTTTCCTTGGGGGGAAAAGAACTCTGAAAAAGAGAAATTCTTTTTAGGAGTAGGTCCTCCGCTTAAGATTGGTAAGAAGGAAATACCCTCATATCGTTGAGGCTTAGACGCAATATTAGAAATCAATGATCTCTTTACACCAGCAATATCAGCAATCGTAGCATATAAATCAATTCCATCAATAAAAGCGTTTGATATCGTATTTTTATTTGTTATCATTGTGGAACTTACAATAAAAGGAATTATTGTACCTCTCTCATATACTGATGTCTTAAATCCCCCAGGTCCATTATTGTTCCCACCATGCCTAGCTCCACTTAGATAAGTTATACCCTCATTATCAAGCCATTTCGTGTAAACAGGACCTAATCCACTATTATCATTGTCAGCTTCTCCTGCTACCTTTCGTATACCCGAAGCATAATTATTCCTAGACTCCATAATGGCTTTATCCGCTCCATTATCACCCATAAATATAAATATAGTGCGATCTCGTCTGACAGGATCAATAGAGGAGAGGAACGCACTCACCATATAGTCTATATTCTCTACTTGTGCAGTAGAGTTCATCCACGACCCACTAGCAGCAATAGCAGTCACATGAGGACCTGGATCATTTCCAGCATCTGCAATCACATCCATTGAATGCTGTGTATTATTAGTACTGTAGAACCCATCCCAGTTATATATCATTCCACTAGGAGGAAATGTTTGAGGTGAGTGCGGAGCATTCATAGGAACATATAAAAAGAACGGTTCTCTCATAGTGTTAAACAGACTACTAGCATCAGCAGCCGATTGGAAAGTAGCAAATGAACTTGCATCCCCAGGCCCATCATGTAATTCATACTTCGAATCAGCTTCAGCGAGAGGCTCCTGAAGATAAGGTATATGTCCCGCAGCCGTAGTCTTCTTACTATCTATGAATTTAGTATAGCCTGAATCAGAAACTGTGGTCACTGCTCCATCTCTATTCACAAAATAGTTAACATATCCCATATCCTTATCAGAAACAGATAATGAGTCCCAATAATCTTCATTAGAGAAATTACCCGTATAATTATTGTGACCAGGAACAGGGGGTTTATCTAGATTATGGAATATGGTTCTATACGTAGTCCACTTTCCGACAGCCGAGACATGTGCCCATCCTGCTCCTGACGCTGAAGCAATGGTAGCACCATCTACTTCATAATAACTAGCCAGTCCATCCCACTCTGCTAAGTGCCATTTACCTGCCATCCCACTTCTATAACCATACTCCCGCAGTAATTCAGGTAAAATTTTGAAGTTAACTCCTGAAGTCCATACGGAGGGGTTATCATCGGCAGAACGAACAATTTCTGATAGAGGTTGTACAGTTCCAGAGGGATCAAATAAAGAATAATCACACCCTAACCCCTGTAACCCTCCTCTCAGCCTATCAAATTCCTGCGTCCCCACGGCTCCAACTCCATGTCCCCAGTAACCTGAAGGCCCAACATCACGTTTATAATTAGGACTACTAAATGCATGCTTTCCTGTTAGAATTGCTGCTCTAGTTGGAGAACATACAGGAGCAACATGCACATTAGTAAATGTTATCCCGTTCTCAGCCATTCCACTTAAAGTAGGTGTATGAGCATAAAGGTTAGTACCATTAGTAGGATCAGTTAAATTACTAAATGGAGTAGACGTAGAAGGAAGTACAATAGGATTAATAGAATCATATATTCCTAAATTATCCACACCCACATCATCTGAAATAATCAGAACTATATTAAAGCCTTCCCCACTGTCATAATTGAACTCATGAAGTTCAGTATCAATATTTTTAAAATATCCTTCTTGAGCCTTATAGTTTTTTGCTACTTCTACTGAATTTATTGCTCGATCATAGAATTTTAGGCTTCCTAAGAATCCCTCATAACCACTTTTTACTCCTCCCCTGTCACCACCCATAAAATTACCACAACAGGACATTCCATCGGTATAACCCCCTCCTACAAT